CTTTTGGAGTCATTTAAAATAATTTTTTAGTAAATTTAGTAAATTAATATTGATTTTAACTGTATCATATTTATTGGTTAAAGGATTGTGTTTTATAACTTCGCCCTTTTGTCTTATTAACCTTTTAACGTTACACAACCGACAATTAACCGCCCTACCTTTATCACTCTTTAATTGATACTTTCGGGGGTTAATTTTAAACCAAACTAAAGGTTTTAATCGGTTGCAACTAAAACAGCGTTTAATCATTTTCATTCAAATAATTTAACAATGATTTCTTTTGATGCTTTAAATTTTCCAAACGTTCGTTTTGGTATTTAATTTTAAAATTTAACTGCTCAATATCTTCTTCTATTGACATAATTGTTTTTTCTAATATCTCTAATTCTTCCATAATTAAAATAGTTTAGTTTGGTTAATATGATTGTTTATTCTTTGCATTGCTTTGTCGTAATAATCTCGGTCAAGTTCACAGGCCGTCAAGTCAAAATTATAATCGTGGCACGCTATTGCTATTGAGCCACTACCTAAATGGGTGTCAAGTATTTTATCGTTTGGTTTTGCGTATTTGTCAAGTAGCCATTTGTATAATTTAGTTGGTTTTTGAGTTGGGTGAAAAACTTTATCTATTCCTTTTGCCATAAATCCTTTATCTAATCCGTGACACCTTGAAAAAGTTTTAATACTTACATCAAAAGAAGTCCATATTAATTCATTATTAACACTACTCATTCCTTCTCCTTGTTTGTCCCAAACTATCCAACCTCTACTTACTGGCAATTTTTCAGCAAAATAATTGCCACCACAAACAATTTGATTTTTAGAAACTCTTAATAATTCACTCCAATAATTATTTTCAGGTCTAAATTTATCCCATCTTTTTTCATTATATAATTGTGCAAATTTATTGCCTTTATTTAAACTACTAACAGTACTAATTTTACTATCAATCCCATAAGGCGGGTCAACAATAGCTAGGTCGAAGTGTTTATCTTCATACCTAGCCATTAATTGCATATTATCTTCGTTTGTTATGTTTAGCATATTAACGAATTTGTAAATTTTTATTATAACTAATTGTCGCCCCTGTTACTAAAACACCGCTTTTAATAGCATCCTTAATAGCTTTTTTATCAGGACTTGTTACTGTCTTGGTAACTATAAAACAAGCATCTAACTGGCTTTCATTTGTTATTTCAACGCTTTCACTATTCCTAAATGATAGCTTAATTAATGGAGTTTCTATTTTTTCAACTTCGTACAAATTCATAGCGTTGCTAATTGTATCTTTTAATCGTTCCGCTAAGTTAGTACGTACTTTCTTAAGTTGTTGCAACCTTTTTAATTCAGCATCAATTTGCTCACAGTCGCTATCTAGTTGTTTTATAACGTATGAATAGTCGACCGCTTTGCTTTGTAGCTGCTCTTTATTGATTTGTAAAGCTGTTTCAATTTCGGGAGTGATTTCTCCGTCTAATTCAATTATTTGATTTATTAATAATTGGTATTCGTTTTGGATTAAAAAAATATTCATGGCTATTTAGTTTTAAATGGTGGGTTTCCGATTATTACTTTGTTTATTTCTGCTATTACATTTTCAGGAGTGTAATAGGTTCCGTCTAAATTTAGATCGTGTATTATTTTTAATAGGTAATGCATAGCTATTTAGTTTTAAGTTCGTTTTTAATGATTTCTAATTGTGATGTCATAGCACCGATTAACTGAGCCATAGGTAAATGCATGGCTTCAATATCTAGTTTCATTAATTCAATCCACTTTTTATTATTGTCAATCTCATATTGCTCTATTTTTTCTATTAAGTTTTCCATTATTTTAAAGTTAATTTTAATTTATTTGCTAATTCAACAACCTCATTAAATCTTTGCTCAATCGGTGTTAATGCTTTGTATTTAGTTTGTAAATCTGCTAATGAAGTTGCAGTAATTATTTTAGCCTTTGCACTTTCAACTTGTTCGTTTAAGTTAATCGGTGCAGTCGTTTTTCTTTTGTCATTATCAATATCGTCTTCATCGGTTGCAATGTGAAAATACTTTAATAAAAAATAGCGTTCAGCATACGTTAAAGCACTTCCTAAACCTTTTTCCCAATCGTTCTGGCCATTAGCACCAAATGAGTTAACATCTTTGTCACCAGTCGCACAATCAATCCAAGTAAATTGCATCATAACTTTTGATAGTATCTCGGACTTACTTCCTTTTGCAGTTAAATAGTCTTGTCTTGTATTTTCAATACTAACAACTTCCTGTTTTAAAATCAAACCTAACTGATTCATTAAAGGCTTTATTTCGCCTAATACTTTGTCGCCAGTTACATATTTATATTGATATGTACTTTTGTCTTTACCTAATCCGTTTATCTTAGTTTGGATATGTAGTAATTTTTGATATAAATTTAATTTTTCCATGTTATAAATAATTAATTGTTTTTGAATGAATTTCTGCTAACTCGCTTTGTATGTCACAAATAAAACCGCTGATTGTATCGGCTTCGTAAATGTTAATACTATTTTCATGATACGTGTTATCAATATTCCATTTACTGCTTAATGCAATTTTGCAAGTAAATTTTATTTGAATGTAATTAGATTTTTCAATTAACGTAAATGTCAATTCTTTATCGGCTTCAATCCTACCGTTTTCAATCTCATACATTTCGTAAGTTGCATCTAATATGCCGCTAATATATTCCTTATTAATTTTCATAGCATAGTTGTTTTAAATGGTTAGTAACTTTTTGAAATGCATCGTAAAATTCGCCTGAACTTATTTTGATTGAATCATCTAAATAAATTTTTGAAGTTACGCTAATGGTTGGTAATAGTTCAAAGTCATAAACTACAACCGAACGCTGGTCAATTACCTTGTAATAACACTGGTCTTTTTTGTAATATTTCATAATAAAAAAAGCCTTTAAAAACTAGGAGGGACTAGCTTATAAAGGCAATTTTAATAGTTATGCTTATTTGGTGGATTCCCTCAAATCCTAAGCGTGGACAAATATAATAATTATTTCTTAGAATGGCAAATCATTTTCAATATTATTTATTTTAACATTCGGCTCAGTAGTCGTTGGCTTTACAAACGGCTCCTGAAAAGATGCGCTAAAATACTTTGTACCCTTTGCGGATTCTTTTACCCAAAGTGATATATCCATTTCAACATTGTTAACTTTAACCTTACCTCTATACGTTGGTTGGTTGCCAGTTGCATTTTCGTTTTTAAAGATTGCGCCTGAATTGTTTTTCGTTTCGTAGTTGTTTTTGTTTTCCATTTTTATTTGTTTTTAGTTGTTATTTAATTTTTTCCTATAATTAACCTTTGCGGCCTGTAACTGAGTAGCTTGTTTATCATTTAATGTTTTATAAAAAGCAGTTCCATACATGCCAGCCTTAGTGATAGCGTCTTTAATGATATAGCCTTCGTTAATATAACTTAATACTTCATCTAGTTTTTCCTGCGCCCTATCAGTTTTTAAGGCTTCATACTCGGCATTTTTGGGCGGCTCTATTCCTAGTAATTCGTGAGTGTTATAAATGAAATCGGTAAACAATGCTGATTCACTCCCTAACTTACCTTCGATTAACTGATTTTCTATTGTTTGAATAATTCTCAATTTGTTTGACAAACATTCGTTTTTAAACTCTTTGTAACTTTCTTTCATTTTCTAATTTTGCTTTTAAATAATTAATGTATAACTCGTAGTTGAAATTGTCCCACCATTCGGTTTTGATTATTGTTTGCATTTCCATTCTCTGTACATTACGTTAATAATTGATATGCATGCTATTAGTAGTATTAAAGGTATCATTTTATAGTTTTTAAATAGTTGTTAATTTTATTTTTAATTTTCAATCTTAATTCTGATGGCTCTATTTTAGTATGTGCCTCGTTTAATAAAACCGTATTTAAACGGATTGGATAAACTTTTGTTTTTGGTTGTTTTGTCATTTTATGAGTTTTTACACATTCTTTTTAATTCGTTTAAATCTTTAATCTTTGGGCTATCACTATTTTTTGTTGCATCAATTAACTGCATGTCGCTAGTTGTTTTTGACCATTTTTTGTAAGTCACTTTATAATGGCCATGACCTGTAAATTGAAAGTTGAAATCTGATAATGTAATTAAATTTTTCATGTTGTTTATTTTTTAGTTATTACATTGCTTTTGCTTGGTTTCTCATTGCTTCTGCATAAATATCATCAGAATGCCTAGTAACTACATTGTTTGAATTTCTTATTGACATTTGTACTTTATCTTTTTTAGTTAAAGGCTGCCATCCTTTTTTAGCATCTTGCTTTACAATGATAACTAAACATTGCTCATAAGTAGCTGCTGAACGTGTAGCCATTTCTTTTGCTCTTTCGATTTGATTTTCTGTTGCTTTCATGTTGTTTGTTTTTTAGTTGTTGTTATCTGTATACAAATGTATACGCTTTATTCTTAACCACCAAATATATTTTTAATTATTTTCAATTATCTACATAACTGATTGATTTTCAATACATAAATCTTTAAGCATAAAAAAAGCCGGTACATGAAAACCGGCTAATTAATCAAACAAACAGCGTAAATATAATACTATTTTTTCATATTGCTATACGTTGTCATACCAAATAAAGCAGCGACAAAACCATAATCAATTATAAATACTTCGCCTAACATAGTAAAGTCGCCTAATGATAGCCATTTGATATGAGCGGCTACTATACAAGCCATGATAGTAAAAGCCGTTAGTTTGCGACTAGAATAACCTTTGTCACCCATTTTAAAACTATCTAATATATCCTTCATTTAAAATTCTTTTAGTAACGTGTATGTAAATTCTTTTAAGCCACTTTCTTTGCATCTTTTAATTAAAAAATTAAAGTCGATAGGGTCATTTAATACTTGACACCCGGCACTCCACTTATCTATAATACTAGATACAGCTGAAGGATTTGCTCTATGTATATTAATGCCGAATAAACCAGTATCAGTAACCGCTGTTTCTTCAGCTATACCGTTTTTGTTGCCATCTCGATAAACAGTAACTGGCTTTCTTTGACACAATGCTGTATATTTTCCTTGGTGCAAACCTAATTGATACGTATTTAAATATTGATTTGGTTTTAATAAAGCTGCTCCTTTTGGATTCAATAAATTTTTAAGCCAATGCGTGCCAGGATTTGTAGTGCCTGTAAATAAAACTAAATTATCTTTTTCGATTAAGCCGATTAAGTCATCGAACTTGTCGGGGCTGTTTGCATCGGAACGAATACCAACGATATGAAACGGTTGCCATTTATAATTCAATTTCGCAAACTGAAATTTTAAGTCATCAATTTTATAATTTTTCATATCGGTAAATAAATAGTTAGCCCTTCGTTCGGTCATTAAAATGTAGCTTCAATCTTAGTTTCGTTTGGTAAAACAGCCGCCTGTTCTTTGTAAACTATTTTGTTTTTTTCTTTGCTTTTTTCATCGCAACAATCGGCTTTAATCTCTTCAATCTGATATTGCAAATGCTCAACTTCGTATCTTTTTTCTGTATAAAGTTCTCTTATATCGGATTTGATAGCAAAGTACATCGACATTAAGCCAGCTGCAAAAGTCATTAATTTTATTTTATTTTCTAATGTTCCTAGTTCTTTCATAGCTAGTTAATCGGTGGCGTTGGTTTTGGTTCATAAATTATTAATGGCAAGTCTTTAACCCACATAAATTCTTCGTTAACACAATTAGCCATTTCTTCTACTGATATAACCCAATTTTCGTTTAAATCTTGGAGAGGATTAAAATAACAGTCAGGTGCGTATTGTTGCACTAATAAACTATCCTTTTGTACTTCGGTTAACAAGCCAACGTATAAGTTGTATTGCTCTAATTTTATATCTTTTAATTGTATCATACTTGACGTCCTAAAGTTGTGTTAAATAATTGTACGGCATTGTATAGTGCTAAGGCTTCTGCATCACTTAATCCATCTCCTATTGATGCAAAGGCACATTGTTTTGTTGAATAAAATTGTCTTGTAGTACCCGAATTTAAAGCACCAATACCAATACTATAAAAAGGGTTACTTGAAGACCCTACTGCTGAAGTAGCAACAGCAGTATTGTTTTTAAACAATTTAACTACATTAGATGCTGTTCTGTTACCCATATAAAAGCCTAAAGAATTAGCATCTACATAAGTTGTATATCCATTTGCGGCTAAACTTACATAAGTAGTTCCAGCAGTTCTTATTTCTAATAATGTGTTAGGACTATTTCCATTGTTATTACAACCCATTTCAACTTCTGTACCATTACTATTTGTTCTTGAATAGTAACTAATATGCTGACTATTTAAAGTTAATGTAGTTGAAGGTGTTAAAAAAGTAT